TTAAAATAAGCAACTACCCTAATAGACTTGTATGTAATATACATACTAATCATATGAATAAAAAGTATGAAGGGCTTTCGTATGAAAATCATACACATGAAGACCATGTGCTAGAAGTTATCGAAGAAGTAGTACAAAGCGTGTACAACGTGTTTAACTGGTTGTGGTTTGATAGACGCACACAAAAAGTAAAGGTACGTATTGACAAGTGGGATACTTGGAGCATGGATCACACCCTTGCAAACATTGTCCTGCCCATGCTAGTACAATTAAAACGTACCAAGCACGGTGCTCCTAGGGTAGACAATGCAGATGTACCTAAAGAACTACGCATGAGCAAAAAGGATATAGCACAGTTTGCTAAAGATGGATCAACTGATGACAAGTTCTTTAAGCGTTGGGATTGGATCCTAGACGAAATGATTTGGGCGTTTAATCAAAAGTGCCGAGATGATTGGATGCAAGATTACGATTACAATAAATGGGACAGTGAAGGTGTAAAAGCACACCAAGAACGTATGAGCAACGGATTTAAACTATTTGGTAAGTACTACGAAAATTTGTGGGATTAACAACATGACTGATATGTTTGAAGTAGACGACGAAGCGATCCGTAATTTAGTAATACTGGCCAAGGCTGCATCTGAAGAAGATCCTATTGAGTGGCACGGATTAAAGATAACAGAAGAACAGGCGTATGTTATGATGGCAACTCATGTTTTAGATATGGAAAGGAATCACCTGACAGATGGCGCCATCATTGTTAAACTGTTAGTAGAAAACTTTATATTAAATCTTAAACTAGCAGGATTAAAATAAGTTTTAGTATTCCGCTATTTACTTAGAGCGTATGCCTCTAAGTGTTTGATATACTCACCCATTGAATGATCACTAAAGCTATCTATTTTACCTTGCTTCAGTCCCATCCAAATACCGCGCCACTTGTCTTTGAACAGTTGCCATCCACTTGGATTACGTACTTGGCCATAAGCATTAATATAATGCTGAGTACCGTGATGTGTGTATCCCATAATAGCAAGAGGAACAGTAGTGACGATGTCATTATTGTTTCTCCATCTATGATGCACAACATTTAAGCTATTGCAATAACCTTTCCAACCTACTCGAGGTGATCCGTATGTAAACAGTTCAACTGGATCGTTTAGTTCTTCATTGTATTTGCAACGGCTTGCCATGATAGTTGCCATTCCTGCTCCTAGGCTGTGACCGCAAAACCAAAGCGTCTTGCCTAAGTTTGCTTTACGATTAATATCTTCCATGATCATTGGCCATAGTTCGTCAACCTCAGCTTTGAAACCTCGATGTACTCTTGATACAGTTTCAGCTATTACCGGTACTGCTTTTAAGTCTGCTTTAATATCATTAAACTCAGATGGTTGAGTTCCTCGACACGCAATGACTAGATCGTGCTTGTTCATAAAACGATATGCCTGTGCGCCGTCCTTTTGGTAAAACTCAGTAGTAGTGAAACCTAACCGTTTCGCTTGACTTGTTGCTTCTTTGACGTTATAATATGCTATAGAAGAAAGTCGTGCGAATAGTAAAGACCGTTCGTTAAAATTTAGTGTTGTTATGCTCATTGTTGTCCTCCGTTATGTAGTAATATTTATTTTATATACGGTAAATACAATGTATAGGAAAGCGTGTAATGAAAAAACAAACCAGAAGCATCTTAGACGAACTGAATAATCTAGGCTTAGGCAAGGATCAAGACCGTTTGATAGAGACAACAGCAAACAATATAATAAACAGTTCAATTAATTTAATTAATAATATTAATAAGAATTATGATGCAGAAACTGCTAACGAGTTAGAACGCAGATTCCTTAATAGTATTAAGAGTGGTGATCCTCGTAAGTTCAAACGTGGCATGACTAAAGTTATTGAGAGCAAAAATAAATGAGAAATAAATTATTAGAAGGCGGAAACATATTCAAAAAAGTTGAAGGCGAGGAAGTCATTCCATTAACACAGCGTATTGCTACAGTTGATGTACAGCCAACAATAGATTGGATCAATGCTACATTTGGATTTAAGTTTGTTGACGAAGACAAACTTGGTACAACAGGCAAGAAGACAAAAGAAGATGGAACGTTTGAAGAGAATTCATCAGGTGATTTAGATCTTAATGTTGATGTAAGAGAATTGCCTAAGGAAGAAATAGTTGCAAAACTTACTGCTTGGTGTCAAAAGCAAGGCATACCTGATTTAGAAATTATGAACAAGGGCAGAACTTTTACACAAGGCTGGGTTGCTAACGCAGGACTTCAAATACATTTTAAAACTCCGATCAGAGGTGAAGTTAAAAACGGCTTTGTTCAAACAGACTTTATGCTTACAGATAATCCTGCTCTACAGCGTGGAGCCAAGCGTGGTGGAACAGAGAATTACACAGGTGCTGACAGAGCAATATTGCTATCAAGTCTAGCAAGAGGCCGCGGATATAAGTTTAGTCCTACAAAAGGTATTGTTGATCCTAACAATGGAGATGCTGTTATTGCAGACGATTGGGATGAAATTGCAAAGATACTATTAGGGCCAACCGCAAAAGAAACTGATACACATACAGTTGAAAGTATGTTTGCAGTACTCAAGAACGATCCAAACTACGAAGAGCTTGTTGCTCCGTGGAAAGAAACAATGGCCAAGGCAGGCAAAGGCCTACCTGAGTCTGTAGCTGTCAAACAATTAGATAGAATTAAAGAACTAGCAGGATTAAATTTAACTAGTGTGAGAATGATATGAGGTTTTACGAGTTCATACAAACAGACAAGCCGGTCCTTAAAGAAGGTGCCCGCATTGATCATGCAGAGGACATAATCTTTTGGGAAGGTTCTAAAGGAGCAGTACGTGCGTTAGAATCATTAAAGGCTTTAGAGCAAGGCGGACACACAGACGTTACTATTAAATGGGACGGGTCACCTGCTATTGTGTTTGGACGCAATGAAGCTGGAGAGTTTATACTCACAGACAAAAGCGGATTTGTTAAGGCAAAAGGAGTCGAACGTGCAACAAGCGGAGATGAACTTGCAAACAATTTACTAAGTCGCAGTGGCGGCAAGAACAGAGAAGATCCAAAGCGTATAGCATTTGCTGGTAGTATGAAAACTATCTTTGATCAGTATGAAAAAGCAACTCCTAAAGACTTTAGAGGTTACTTACTAGGAGACTTGTTATACTACACTACACCAGAAGTTATTGATGGTCGATTTACATTTACTCCTAACATTGTTACATATAAAGTAGATGTTAACAGTGATCTAGGCAAGCGTATAGCACAGTCAACTACAGGTGTTGTGGTTCACAGATTGTTAGATGAAGCCGGAACACCTAGTCCTGTACCGCCACTCGACATGCAAGGCACAGAAGTGTTTATAGTTCCAAGTGTTACTGTTTCAAAGGCAGCAACAATAGAAGATGAAGACATTAATGTCTTAAAAGGAACAGTGTCACAGAACGCAGCGGCCATAGATCAAATGTTAGATACAAACAAACTAACAGAACTAAAAATGAAAGACTTGCCACAAATATTTTACACTTATCTAAATAGTACAGTAGACACAGGCATGAACAACCCAGCAGCAGGATTTTATAACTGGCTTAAAACAAGTAAGGTTAGCGGTGTTAAACAACAAAGGATAGCTGAATACCTAGGACAAAACAAAGGTGCTTATGAAGCAATGTGGCGTGTTGTGGAAGGTATTATGAAGATTAAAGATAAAATTATTAATCAATTTGATTCACATGATGCAGATGTTAAAGCATCAATTGGGGATCACGGACCTGTTTCACCAGAAGCACACGGCGATGGTGGCGAAGGGTATGTAATGACGCATCCAAAGGGCGATATAAAACTAGTATCACGAGGATACTTTACAAAAGCAAACAGATCAATAGCACGTTAGGAGAAAACGATGAAGATTAAAGAACTATTAGGTGAAGCATACGGTGATGATAATTTTGACCTAGGCAACCACGGCATGGAACTAGACAAAGATGATGATGGAGACAAAGAAGGGTTTAAACAAAAACCAATATTTGATCAACTAGGTAAAATAATAGACAGTCAATCTAATCCTACACCACTAAACACTGTTAAAACTGATGACGGAGAAACCATTGAAGTAGATCCTAACCAGGCACACGAATTGCGCAAACTATTACGTGCAGAAGGCATGAAGCCACAGATGAAAATGCGCTTCACTAGAGATTTACAACTAAGCAAGCATTTACATGATTTTATAGATAGTAAAGACTATCATAAGATCGGTTCTGTCTTTATGCAAAAGTACATGTAATATGCAGATGAACTTCTTACAAAATTTAGAAGAAGCGAGAATGACCCGCAATGATCAGAATGTTAAAGTTCTGACATATGCAGATTGTTGTGAAAGGCTGTATCTTTCACTAATCATTTTAGAACTGTTAAAGAACTTTCCTAACGCAACCAATGTAGTTAGGGGCTATGCTAGTAAAACATTGTCTGTGAATTATGAACGTTTTAAAATGAACAGTACCGACTTGTATAACTTCATTTATTTTGTTACAGGTGACGAACGTGCAATAGGAAAATTAAAAAATCCAGGAGCAGCGATGCGGTCACGAGCATCAACAACTCTTCCGGTGGATGGTGTGAAATCGTATTTAAGATCAATAAGCAGCGGTGCTACTAATAATCCGACACAGCTCTTTGTAAGGTTAGAAAATGTTCTTAACGTTACAAATACAGATTATAAAACTATTAGACGTAACGTAACAAACTGGAACGATTTAACATCTGATAAGAAAAGAGTTGTTGTAACTAAACTACTATACGCTACTAGAGCCAAACTAAGAAGCAGTGATATTATTGACGACTTAGAAAAGTTTACAAGTCAACGTGACCTAGAAAGTAATTGGGTTGATGATAACGAACCAACAATTAGTATTCCTGATATTAGTGCTGGTAGTAGAGACTATGTGTTTTATAGGTATCTTGTAGGGCCTGAGAATATTATGCTTGTGAAAGGCTTCTTAGAACTAGCGGCACAAGGCAAACCTATACCAAGTAACATGGTTAAAGCCATGCGTCCAGCAATAGCAGCACTAGATGATGTAGTTAGAGCAGGGCCTAGTTACATTAGCATGTTTAAGTCCATCCGAAATCGAGCCAAAAAGACCTTAAAGTAACATTTTTTTCCTTGTAGGCTAAATACAATATAAGAAATTAATAATGATTTCTGAAAACACTCTGGAGCAGAGTGTGCTATTTATGAAACAGGAGAAATAAAATGGCAGCATTAGACGCAGGTTTGGACATTGATCGCATTCACGGTTCAACAAATTATGTAGCAAATACACTTTTCAGTGTAACACAAACAGCAGCATACTTGATTCAAGTATTTGAAGATGACGGCTCAACAGCTATCAACTTAACAGCCCAAGACGGTGGCGACGGCACAACAGGTGTTAGTGGTCAGTTAATTGAAGCGATTGTACGTGAGTGTCAACCACTTATGTATATGGCAGCACCATCAGGTGATACTAACGCAATCTACATGATTGTTGACAATCACGCTGTAGACGCAGCTACACTACAAGCACGTATCCGTAACTTAGGTGCGACTAGTAGCAACCAACGTAACTTCGTTTCTAGTGATGGTGATGGTACTACAACTACTATTGACATCGGTGGAACAACTGTTACACTTGGTACAGCAATTACAGTAGCTTAATAGGCACTTTACTAAAGGGCCTTTAGAGGCCCTTTACACTATATATAAGCTATTAACACAGGAGATAAAAAATGGCAACATATGATTTTACACCAGGAAATGGTGGAGCAAACGCAGTAGGCACATTAGAAACTACTGGTTCAGTACAAATGTTCGTTATTGGATGTGACAGTGCTTCAGACGGTACAGACGATGCACCGGTTGATCTACGTGCAGTAGACGCAGTACATGGTTCACTATACGATTTAATTTTACGTGAACTACAACCTCTAATGGCACATGCTATTA